AAAATGCCCTGTTCTGTACAAGATTTTGTTTTTGATGATATTAGTTACACAAATAAAAACGATATAGCGGTTGGATTAAACACTGCTTATAATGAAATAATTTGGTATTATCCTTCAGCAAACGCATCACAAATTGATAGAGCAGTGGCATATAATTATTTAGAAGGCACTTGGTATACTTTAAGTTTGGGTAGAACTACATGGTTAGGAGCTTATGTTTATGAAAAACCTATTGCGACAGAATACAGTGCCAGCACAACAGCTAATGTGTCTACAATTCTAGGCCTTACAGCTGGAGCATCTTTTGTATACGAACACGAATCTGGTAATAATCAGGCAGACGGCACAGCTATTACAGCGTTTTTAGAAACTGGATCTGTAGAGATAGGAGACGGTGATCAGTTAATGTCTGTTAGTAAATTAGTTCCAGACTTTGATAATCTTGCAAACACAATGACAGCCACTTTAACCTTAGAACAATATCCTCAATCTAGTGCAAATGTCACAACAAGTGGTAGTATTACGAGCACAACAGAAAAAATTAGTGTAAGAGGTAGAGGTAGAGCAGTAAAAATTAAGTATCAGACTAATACTGTTGACGACACGCCTTGGAGACTTGGATCACAGAAAATACAACTACGTCCAGATGGTAGAAGATAATGTTAAGCTATCAAAAAGAACCGTTTGATTTATCTAAAATAAACAAAAATCCATTTGATTTTTCTGGTGTTGTGCGATCTCCAGAATCTTCCATACCAGGTTATGGAAGGCTTACATTAGATAATCAATTTAATGCAACACCTCCTGCTATTCCCTTATCGGAACAAACACCTATGTCAGGTTTACCAGAGGCACCAAAAGCAATTCGTTCTCTTGGTTTGCCAACAAATCCAACACAAATAGGAACACAAGATATTGAAACAGGTCTTTTTGATAGAGTAGGCCAACAATTAATGGGTTATGACGATCAGTTTAGTGGTATCAATGATAGACTTAATAAGATAGAAGAAGGTATTGCAAGTTTAATACAAAATAGAGGTGAAGGACTAAACATGAACACAGGTGGATTAGGATATTTTTTTAATCCTTTTGGAGGTTTTTATGGCTAAAATTACTATCACTAGATTACCTAACGCAACTCCAGAATACGATGCTGGTCAGTTTGATCAAATGATTAGACTACTTGATCAAATAATACTTTTACTAAATACAAACTATCAACAAGATTTAAAAGAAGAAGCAGAATCGGAGGGTTTTTTCCTTGGCTAATACATTTAAAAGTACAATGGTTGATATCACAACCACAGATTTGACAACTA